AGATGAAACAGATGCTAAAGTATGCTTCGGACATTACGAACTCTCTGGCTTCCAGATGTATAAAGGTCACGCGAATGACCATGGCATGGATCCAGCAGTATTTAATAAATTCGATCTTGTCTGCTCTGGTCATTTCCATCACCGCAGCAGTAATGGTAACATCACTTATCTTGGTAATCCCTATGAAATTACTTGGAGCGATTATGACGACCCTAGAGGATTTCATATCTATGATACAGGAACAAACGAACTTGAGTTTATTCAAAACCCATTTAACATCTTCCATAAATTCTATTACAATGACGCAGACGATGATTCTCGATCAAGTCTCGACGCTGTTGATTATGATAGCGTTATTGGTGGCTCGGTAAAAGTAGTTGTTGTAAACAAGAGCGATTTTTCTGCATTTGATACCTTTATAGATAAACTCGAATCTTGCGATTTGATTGAGATGAAAATCATTGAAGATTTTTCTGAGTTTGAGGATGATGCTATCGATGCAGATAACTTAGACCTTGAAGATACAATCACATTACTCGATGATTATATTGACAACATCCACACTGACTTAGACCGCAAGAAACTCAAGGACGTAGTTAAGGGTCTATATGTTGAAGCAAAAAATTTATAATGATTTATTTTGAAAAACTCCGCTGGAAGAATTTTCTGTCGACTGGTAATGCCTTCACTGAAGTAAACTTCACTCGCTCTCCTAGCACTCTTATTGTGGGTGATAATGGTGCAGGTAAGTCTACCTTCCTTGATGCTTTATGCTTTGGATTGTTTAACAAACCATTCAGAAATATAAATAAACCGCAGTTGGTAAACTCTATCAATCAAAAGGGGTTGCTGGTTGAAGTCGAGTTCCGTGTTGGGAAGTCGCAGTATAAAGTTATGCGCGGTGTCAAACCAAACTTCTTCGAGGTTCACCGCGATGGCACGATGATTGATCAGGATGCTGCTCTGAAGGATACACAAAAGTATCTTGAAGAATCTATTCTGAATTTGAACTACAAGTCGTTTACACAGATTGTTATTTTGGGGAGTGCTTCGTTCACACCATTTATGCAACTCCCTGCACATATTAGGCGCGAGGTGATCGAAGATATCCTTGATATCCAGATCTTCACGACTATGAATGGGCTGTTGAAACAACAGCTGACAGGTATCCAAGGAGAGATTAGAGATATCGAATCAAAGGTAGAGGTTGCAAAACAAAAAGCCACTATCCAGAAACGATACATCGAAACTCTAGAAAATAATAAGGCTGACAAAATCAGCGAAATCGAAGGAGAGATAAATGAGTTGGACGGCAAGATCGAGGACATTAAAGCGGACACAGCAGTTAAGTCAGAGCAGGCGAAGAATCTGGGCGACCCGCCCACAAAAAGAAGAAGACTCGAAGCCATCAACGAAAAGTTTATCTCCCAAGTCAGAAAAATAAACAAAGAATTAGAATTCTATGAAAAGCACGACGACTGTCCAACCTGTAAGCAGGGTATTCCCCACGAGCATAAAGAAGAAATACAAAGTGAGAGAGTGGGCAAAATTAAAGAACTCGAAACAGCGTCCTCAGAAATGCAAGACGAATTCGAACGAGTGGATCGTCTGATAACTGAATACCAAGATCTACAGTCTGAGATAATTGAGGCGAACAATGAGATTACAACTAATCAAAAATATCTTCAACGCTTACATGCGGAGTTGGGCGATGCAAGAAGCAGAGTGGCTGATATCGAGTCCGAGCAAAGTAAACTCAAAGAACTCGCAAAAGAAGTAACTGCCGCAAATGGTGTACGATCAGAGAAGAATGAGCAGATGCATTATATGCAAGCTGTGGCGGCACTGCTGAAAGATACTGGCATCAAGACCAGAATCATCAAGCAGTATCTTCCTGCTATTAATACATTGGCAAATAAGTATCTTGCAGCAATGGACTTCTTTGTGAACTTTAATCTAGATGAGAAGTTTAATGAGACGATTAAGTCTCGTGGTCGCGACAAGTTCTCATATGCCTCGTTCAGCGAAGGTGAGAAACAACGTATCGACTTGGCATTGTTGTTTACTTGGAGAACTATAGCCAAGATGAAGAACAGCGCAAGCACCAACCTTTTGATTCTCGATGAGGTGTTTGATAGTTCGTTGGATAATAACGGAACGGATTACGTTATGACTCTACTAAATACAATTGGAGACGATACAAACGTATTCGTGATCAGCCACAAAGGTGATCAGTTGTTTGATAAGTTTAGATCCGTGATAAAATTCGAGAAAAGAAAAAACTATTCGGTGATGGTATAATGGAATTAATAGATTTTGGTAATGAACTCTTGAAGCGCGAGCCAAAAGAGTTTGACTTTGAAGAGCATGATGCTAAAGAGTTTTGTGATGCGTTGTTTAAGAAGCAACAGGAATTGGGAGGCATTGGTCTTTCAGCAAACCAAGTTGGTCTGGATGCTAAAGTTTTTGTGTTTGGTGATGGCAAAGACATTAAACGATACATCATCAACCCAGTTATCATCGGTGTTGGTGAGGAGACGGATTTAGTAAAGGAAGGATGCTTATCATTACCAGAAGTATTTATTATGATTCGTCGCCCGACTAAAGTTACATTGAAGTATCAGAATACAGAAGGTGAAGATGTCGTTGAGGAATTTGAAGATCTCTCGGCAAGAGTTGTCCTTCACGAATACGACCATATGATTGGACAGAATTTTACTCAGCGTGCTTCGAAGCTGAAACTTGATCGTGCGATAAAAGCAATCAAGAAGAAGACAGTGAAGAACATTCGGAAAAAAGCGAGGTCACTTGTATGAAGAAGTTAAGAATAAAAATGAAAGGTGGTGCAGAGTATGATGCTCTGACTGACGCCAAACGGTGGTATTGTTACCTCTCAAGAGCAGGTGTGGCGAAGAAAATCAAACGTGGATATAACAAACGTCTTCGTAAGCACATCAGGTTGTATGATAAAAGTAAAGTGCAATATTCAGATGGCGACAACACCTGATATAAATAGAAAGAAGAGGAGCAATGAATATGTCTGACGATTATGATTTTGGGTTCACAATGGTGGACGAGGACGACCTAGAAGTGTCGACCGCCACACAACAACCTGTTCAGGCTGAGATCCCTTCTGATCAGATTGACGCCATTATGGATAAACTCGAGCAGCTTGATGCTCGTATCCTTTCAGCCGATAACTCAGGTGCTGTTAACGAACACCGTGCTCTCGTGGAGCAGGATGTGGCGGTAAAGCTAAGAGACGTTGAAGACCTAATCCTCCCCCTCCTCCTGAATCTGAAGAAGAATCCCGAGAAAGACATCATCAGATGGCCAAATCGGGCTGTGATTATCGACAAACAGATCGAAAAAATCAAGGCTCTCACAAGATATTTTGACAAATTTGAGTAAGTTGTTGATTTTACAGGAAATCTTTTTTCAATGAAATAGCAGAAAACGCTTGACATTTACCTCAATATGAACGATAATAGGTGTAAGAGTTGAGGAGATGTTATGGAAATCGAACGTAAAAGTACACTGGCTAAATTGCTCGCTACTGAGAATATTACTCTCGAGCATAAGAAAGTCCCCACCGCATATTTTGACCTGAAAGAGCGCAAAGTCGTCCTTCCTATCTTGAAGTCTGACATCAGCAATGAGCTGTATGATCTCTTCATCGGTCACGAAGTCAGCCATGCGCTGAACACCCCACTTGAGGGTTGGCACGATTCTATTGAGACAAAGGGTCGTGGCTTCAAGTCCTTCCTTAATGTTGTTGAAGATGCCCGCATCGAGCGTGACATCAAGAAGCGTTTTCCTGGACTCACCAAGAGTTTCTTCAAAGGATATCGCGAGTTGTTTGAGATGGACTTCTTCGGTCTCGGTGATAACAACATCAATGATTATCCCCTGATCGATCGAATCAATCTGTTCTACAAAGTTGGTATGTTCGCCAATGTCGAGTTTACCTCTGAAGAGCAGGTCTTTGTTGACCGTGTTGCTCGCTGTGAGACTTGGGATGATGTTGTCGATGTCTCCAACGAATTGTATGACTATGCCAAAGAAGAAGAAGATACAGAGACGAATCTTTCTGATGCCTTCCATGGTGATCAAGATGAAGAGTCAGACGAAGATGGGTTTGAACCTTCTGAAACTTCTGGCTCTGAGACACAAGATGATCAGGAGAGCGATGAGGGTGAGACCCACGACTCTGATGACTCTGGTGAGTCTAATGAAGAGCAAGAGTCTGACTCTTCTGACTCAGAATCCTCTGTAGAAGATGATGAGCAATCCTTTGACTCGATGGAAGATGACTATGCTGATGAGCCAGTCTCTGTCACTGACCAAAACTTCCGCAACAACGAAGGCAAGTTGATCGATCAGAATACTCGTGGTGATATCCAGTGGGTAAACTTCCCCAAGCTGGACTACAAAAAGTTCGTGAATATGAATGCTCTCGATGGTGTTGAGAAACATCTTCGTGACATCAATAAATTCTATTCTACAGATACCATGAAGCATAGCTGGTTTGATGATGCTGATCGGATTGGGTTTGATGAGTGCGGAAAGACTCTTGTAAACAATTTTAACAAGAAGAATCGTCCCTTCCTGAACCTTATGGTCTCCCAGTTCGAAGCCAAGCGTAAAGCAAACCAACTTGCCAAGTCTCGTGAACACAAGACTGGTGACTTGAACATGAACAAGTTGTGGGCAACCAAGCTGACTGAGGATGTGTTCCTGTCCAGCACTGTTACTCCTGATGGCAAGAACCATGGTATGTTGATGGTCATCGACTTCTCTGGTTCTATGTACAACAAGATGCAAGCCACCATTGAGCAGATGCTACTTCAAGTTGCCTTCTGCCGCAAGGTTGGTATCCCGTTTGAGGTCTACTCTTTCACTTGTGGATACTACGGTAATCCGAATGCTAGACATCATATCGACAATCAAAAGGAAGGCGATCTTCAGTTGGTCGATACAGACCTGAGCATCAATCGTCTGCTTCACTCTGGTATGTCTTCAACGATGTATAAGAAAGCACACCAGATGATGCTTATGGTCGGCTCTGCATATTCTGACTATAGGACTCGCAAGTCGGGTGCGCCATACTGTAATCAGTATGATCTACCAAGTCATCTTGGTCTTGGTGGTACACCGCTGGACTCTACTATCCTATTGATGCGCGATATCGCTATCGACTTCCGCAACAATAACCGCATTGATGTTCTGAACACTCTGTTCTTGACAGATGGCGGTAATACTGGACATCTTGGTATGGGGAATCAGTCGTCTCCGAGTCGCTCATATGTCTATGGCAGTGATCGTGTGGCTATCCGTGAGAACGGTATGACAACCATGAGCAATCACTCGGATCGCTTGTACAGTTCGCGGTTCAACGATGTGGTCTGTAAGACGCTGATTGCTCACTATGACAAGACCACTGGGTCTCGCACTGTAAACTACTTCCTGAGTGACGCAAACAAGAACCAAATCAGGCAATCCCACACAAATATACACGGTTGGAATGCTGGAGAAGCCTTCGAGAAGTCTTGGAAGACAGAGTGGTTGAGTGATGGATACATCCAAATGGATGGTCTGGATGGCTTCCCGACAGCGTTCATCCTTCGCTCTAAAGATCTCGGAGAGGAGTCTGAGTTGGAGGTGGAAGGTGATAAGAAAGGTGATCTGGTTCGTGGATTCAAGAAGTTCCAGAAGAAAAAGACTACCTCGCGCAAATTTTTAGGTAAATTTATTGAAAAAATCGCTTGACTTTTGTGCTCGAATGAGCGATAATATGTATATAACTTGATGAGAGAGGATTATGTTATGAGTAAGTTGAATCGTGAGAAGCTAATTGAAGCCCTGAATGCCAAGAGTCAAGAGACATTCAGCCGTCCAGAAGTTGCCCAGATCGTTGATGATCTCGGCATATCATACCCCCACTGGTTCTTTCGTGAGAACAAAGTTGGATACAATAAATACGCTGTAGATGCAGCAGGGTTGAAGGTTGTTGCGAGCAATAATGCTCCTGTGACCGCTCCTGCCCCAGTACAGGATGCAAAAGTCGTGACGCAAGCCAAACTTGCAGTTGAGGTTGATAACCTCGTCCCTGTGGTCGACCCCACCTATGTGGCGTTCGGCTTCCACAAAGACCTGACCAAGATTATCAAGTCTGGTCTGTTCTATCCTACCTTCATCTCTGGTCTATCAGGTAATGGTAAGACCACGATGATCGAGCAAATTTGCGCTAAACTAAAGCGTGAAGCGATCCGTGTCAATATCTCTGTTGAGACTGACGAGGATGATTTGATCGGTGGTAACACGCTGGTTGATGGCAATGTCGTGTATCGTGAAGGTCCAGTTTTGACCGCCATGAAGCGTGGCTCGGTTCTGATTCTAGACGAACTGGATCGTGGCTCTAACAAGCTGATGTGTCTGCAGGCTATCCTTGAGGGTAAGCCATACTTCAACAAGAAGACTGGTGAGATGGTCACACCTTCTGCTGGCTTCACTGTTGTCGCTACTGCTAACACCAAGGGTCGTGGCTCTGATGATGGCAAGTTTATCTCTGCCCAGATTCTTGATGAGGCATTCCTTGAGCGTTTTGCTATCACTATTGAGCAACAGTTTCCTACTGAAGCGCAAGAGAAGCGTATCGTGCTTGGCAAGATGCAGCGTGTCGGTAAGGTCGATGAGGACTTCGCTGAGAAGCTGGTTCGCTGGGCTGACGTTATCCGCAAGACCTTCAACGAAGGCGCGATCGATGACCTCGTATCAACTCGTCGTATTGAGCACATCGTCAATGCCTACGCTATGTTCGATGACCGCCTTAAAGCGATCGAGATGTGCGTGAATCGCTTCGATGAAGATACTCGTGCGGCATTCATTGACCTATATACCAAGGTCGATGCTGGTGCGCTGACTGATGATGAGACTGTTGTTGCGTCTCAAGATGAATTAGATGAATTATTTGGAAAGTAGAAAGTGATGTCCGAGTCTATGGAAATAACTGCTGAGGAATATGGATTGATTGATTACAAATACAATGAGGGTCAGTTGATGGCTGACCTTCAGAAGTATGTTGATGCCACGTATGGCGAGCATTATTCGCAAAACAAATTTCAAGCCACTGAGTTTATTATTGATGGCGGTCATGGTGAGGGTTTCACCATCGGCAACATTATGAAGTATGCTCAACGCTATGGAAACAAAGATGGATACAATCGCAAAGACTTACTGAAAGTCTTGCATTATGGTTTAATTGCTCTGTATGTTCACGACAAGGAACATTCAGATGGCTAAAGTTTTGGTCGCTATCCTGACCAATGGGAAGCCAGAGAAGTTGAAGCGGTGTTTGGAATCCGTGAACTCAAACCTCTCTCCTCATGAGCGGATCGTCGTTATTAATACAACTGATGCCGACTACTCTTCTCTGGCGACCCAAATTTCTTTTGATCATAGATTCCCTGTGATAAAAACAAAGTCGAACGGGACACCAGGAATGGGAAAGAACTCTGTCCTGAGATACTTCCTCGCTACTGACGCTGATTATCTCCTTCAGATTGATGGAGATGATTACATTTCTGAAACTTGTATTGCTCGATTACATGAGGAGATCGAAAACAACGAGTTTGATGTTGCATGCCTGAGTAAAGGTTATGCGCAAATTTCGAGTAAGAGAAAAATTCTCGTGAAGGATATTCATAATCTCCCCAAAGTTGCAAGACAGGGTCTAACATGGGAGAAAGAAGACCTCGATTATTGGAATCAATATTTGGAGTTTATTGCCTCCCATACTTTCAACAATGATCCATTCAACCGATATATGTTATTGAATCGTGATGCTGCAAAGTATAAATTCGATGAGACTCTGGATATCGCGGAGGATCTCTTACACTTCTTGCAGGTTAGACGCGATTTGACATTACACGAAATTTGCGCTTCCGAAGATGACTTCTTGTATATGTATGACTTCTCTGAAGATGGACAGGTTATGCATTCGATGAAGAATAAGAAGATGATAGACAATTTTAAAGCAATGATGCTGGAGTGGAATAATGGATAAACTTGCTATCACTGGTGTAGGAATGATAGATAATCTGGGTAAAAATCCAGACCAATGTTTCTCAAATTATATCAGCGAAAATTATGTTGATGCT